TGTGGTGGTGCGTCCCCGGGAGTCCGTCACCACGGCGGCAGGCGTCAGGGTGCCCGCCATGCCGATGGGCGCGGTCACGCCGGAAAAGCCGCTGACGGTCTGTCCTGCAAAGGTGAAGCGGCAGCTTTTCAGTGTCGCGCCGCCTACGGCACTGGCCTCCACCGCGTATTGCAGGCAGCTCATGCCCCGCACCCACAGTCCCCATTGCTCCAGCAGGGCGTTGTCGTTCACCAGCGCCACCGTCAGCGTGGCGCTGGGCCGCATGCTGTCCGGCACATAGGCGGTGAAGTCGTAGGTCTTGACGCAGAATTCCGGGTTGCTGAGCTGCTCGAACCTGCTGGTGTAGGCCACCGTCATGGTCAGCGTTCCCGTGCCGGACACGCTGTCGGGAATGGCCAGCGACAGGCTCTCGTTCGGCGTCCACTGGAACACCACGCGGGTATCGTCCTGCGAGACGATCATCAGCTCCGGTGCGGTCAGGTTGACAGTGACGCCCTGAAATTCGCAGCGGAAGCGGAAGCTGTTGGGCGCACCGATGGTGATATCGCCCCAGGACAGCGTGAAATCTTTTTCTGTTACGGCCATGGTGTTATCCTCCGATCCATTTGAATGCCAGGCCATTGCCGCTGTCCATGCGCCAATGGCCGATGCTGATGCTGTCCAGCACGGTGATGTTGGTGATATACAGCCGGTTGTTGGACACATAGGCGATCTCCGTGCTGTCCTGCCAGAAGCTGAGACGCTGGGCGGTGAACACCGCCCGGAAGTTGTTCTGCTCCACCACTTGCTGGCCGTCGATCTCCGTGGTGGTCAGGTTCTGGCCCACCGCCACGCCGTAGACCGGGGCGGGGCCGTCGTAGTAGACGATGCCGGTGCGGATATAGCCCTCCGTGTCCAGCTTATAGGTGGAAAAGGCGG